GGAAAAGATTGATAACATACGCATTTTTAATATTGACAGCATCTGTTACCATTCTATATTGTCCTAAATATGTTTGTAAATTTTCTTTAGTTGCTTGATTGGGTGCAGTTAAATTTTTATTACCATCATATGATAACACATATAAATTTAATGCTAACGGGTTTTTATTATCTTGACTAGGCATAGTTTTTATCCATAAGTTGTTTCTTGATCAGTACCACCTTGTGTTTCATCCTTTGAATCACTTGAGTCTGCTCCAGGAGTATCGTTGGTTTTTTCTGCTATATCACTTAAATGATCATCTTGAACTACATAAACTTTTGCAATACTACCAAATCTAGAAGGCATTGCTAATGATCTTATCATATAATCATTCTTAGTAACTGCTCTATTTTGTGATTGAAAATTAGCAGCCGCATTACTTTTTATTTCTTGTAATGTTTCTGCATTTTTAGCTCCAACAGCTGCTTCATTGTTTATAGCTCTAATAGACTGTAATGTAGCAGTTACAGTAGCTGTAGTTAAAGTAGATGAATTCGGTATTGATGATACTTGATTTATAATTCTTGATAATTGTTTAGTACCTACGTTATCTGTTTGTGAAGCCCCATGTGCAAAAACAACTGTTAATGTTGTATTAGATGGTGCTAATCCATAAGTACGGGTTTTTAAAAAATTACTTGGGTCAAATGTAGTATCTAATTTAGAAACTCCTGTAGAAAGAGATGATCCAACATTATCTGGATTTGGTATAATTTCTTCATCAGGATTATCTGAAACTCCTGAGCCAAATCTTAACTCACTTCTATTATCATCTCGTAAATATGTAACAAATCTTCTTGGTGTTCTAATAAGTTTCATTAGATATGGTGTATCTCCAGCATAATCACTTAAATCTGGAGAATTTGTACTATTATTTACACTTTCATCTAAAATTGTATCTTGCCCTAAAGACATTACTTCATACCACTTATTTCCATCACTATCGGATACTGAAATTATTTCGTTAATATTTTCAGTCCCCAGTACACTAATTGTATATTGTTCCGCTGATGTATATGTTATATACTCTGTACCAACAGTCCCACTAACCGCATCCACTTTCTTTCTTAATAAAAATTTTGTTGGTGTACCATCTGCAGATTCTTGATATTTTTCAAAATAAGTAGGATCTATAGAACTTGAAACTTGAAAATTTATAGGTTCTGTAGTTCTAAATGTTGCTGTATTGGCTTTTGTAGAAAGTCTCATTCCAGCATTTATAGTAGGAGCATAAGACCAATTTGGTATAACATTAGCTCCTGCACCTTGTGATGGAACTGTACAGTATACATCTACTTTACAAGAAGCTGGAACTCCTGTTTTTGGTTTATATCCCAATGATTGTGCTATATCATATACAGTTTTCTTTTCTTCAGCATATGCTAAAATAGTTTCTTTAAAAGTATTATCTACATAATAAGAAAGAACATCTCCAACATAGGATGCCATTTCAACAAACATCATTCCAATAGAACTATCACTAAAATCTGTATAAGTAGTTGGAAAATATGTTTTAGCATGCTCTACAAGACTTTCTCTAAATTGTGAAAAATCTTTATTTAAATACTTAACTTCTCTTTTTACATCTTTTTTTATATTTGTTGATTCACCCATTTTTTATCCTATAAATTAGTTCCATATGATTTTGCTTCACCAGCACCCGCATCTGGAGTTACTGTAAATTCTAAGTTAGCTGGATCCGAAAAATCTGCTTGGAAATCTATTTTTACTACTACTGCTCCATCATGATTATCTTTTGGTTCTACAACTAAACTATTAATAGTTAATCCTGGCATATACTTCTCTACAGCCTCATTAATAGTATCATTTATCGCAGCTTCCAACTCTGAATCTCCAACTTGATATTCAAATAGTATTCCATGTAAATTAGTACCAAAATCCTGATCCATATCTTTTTCACCTTTTTGAGTAAGTAAAAGATTTCGTAAATTGTTTTTAACAGTTTTACCATATTCCAGCATTTGACCAAATGTTTTAGTATCTGGACCAAATGATAGTGGATATGCCATTCCAAATGGAATACCAAGTGCTGAATATTTTACTACGTTTGCCATTATTTACCTTTGTTCATTGCTTTCATTAAACTAGAATAATCTCTTGTAAGTGCGTTAACAACTCCATCACCTACTTGGTCTGGGGTAACACCTTTTTCTGCTAAAGTTTGTGCTGCAACTCTATCTCTTTTAAGTTCAGGAGAAGCCATTTCACCATAACCTAATACCTCTGACATATCTTCTGTAGTATAGGCTTTATTACCCATAGTTGGATATTCATCCGCTTCACCGACATTTAACCCAACAGTTTCATTTAAAACTTTATTTAAAGCAGAGTTACCAGTATAATTAACTTTTTCTCGTTTTACTGGCTTTGTTGCTACCATACGAGAAGGTTTTACCTGTTCCTTTATAAATATTTCCTTAACCTGCTTTTTAACCTCTTCTACTACCATTTTTCTAATAATAGTTCTCAGTTGTTTTACTTTCATAACATTACCTCTTATTGTTAAATATTAACCTATGTTTTGGAATGCATTATGCACTGGACCTGGAGTAGTACCTGCCGCTGCGTTTTCCAATTCGTTTAGCTCTTCAGCTGATAGCATACCTTGTGCTACTTGATTTAGATATTCTGTTTCCTTACTCAATCTTTCAGCTTCTACTGCTGCATCAGTATCAGAATCAGCCCCAATATTCTTTGTTGCTGCTTCAACTGAATTTTTAGAAGCCATCTGTGATGAATACAAAGCGCTTGCTGCTGTCCCAAGAACTGCCAGCTTGATACCTTCTTCTAATCCCCAACCCGCCTTTTTTCCAGATGCTTTTTGATCTTTTAAAGCAGCCAATTCATGCGTTCCTAAACGTTGTCTATATCTTAGCATAATCTGATTATATGGAGCATCTGCTATATATGGATCTTCTTGTGCCCACGGGTCTAATTTTGATAATATTTCTTGTCTATAATCATCATCTCCCCTACTTATTTCTTCAATTAATGCATCCAATCCTGCCCCATAAAATTTTAAATCTTCTTTTATAATTTTTTTCTGAGTCTTTGCAACTCTTGTTATATACTTTACTTCTTTCTTTTGTTCTTCAATAAACGCTGTAATTTTACCTGCTATTATTCCTGGTGCAAGAACAGGATTAGCCAACTGGGCACTATCTTGTATTTTTAAACTTATATTAATTGCCTTGAGAAATTTTATCATTTTATCATATACTGACACTCCCTTTTTAGATTTATCATATTTTTCTTTTTTCTCTTTTAAGTTAGCCCATGCTTCTTTAGCCAATCTTATCTTCTCGCGATTTGATTCTGATTGATAAATAGCTTCTAAATTCTTTTCTCTTACCTCACGTTTTTGACGCCATACTATAGCAGTTTCTTCATTAATTTCCTTGGACATTTTTTGACTAATTATTTTAATTAGATATACAATTGGATTTGTTGTTCCCATGTCTGGTAATATTGATGCCATAATTAACTCGTAAAATTTCTTTTAGATAATGTATCAGCTAAGGCAGGTAATACCTTTGTATCAATCCTAAGTTTAAATGAGTCTGCTGCTAACTCAAGTTCTAAAATTTTAGCAAGTGGATTCGGTGCAGTTACATTTCCACATCTTTCAGCAAATGTTTTTAGCGCCATGCAAAGTTCTTTGAAAACTTCCATAAAAATATCACCTTTTATTATTGCTTGACTTGCCGTTCTATCCCCTAAATTTATTATAGGCGCCTCAAGATTTATTCTCCTTCTAGCAGTCATATTTACATTTTGACTTGCAATTAACTGTACATCATTAAGTCTAGCATTCATAACAACATTATCAGAATTTATAATAACTTGTGCTCCACTAAACGCTGATCTATTAGCTAATATTTGTCCAGGCAATACTTTTGAAATTAAATTTACACTTAAATCAACCGTCTCATTTTCTGTTAAATAAATAGAACTTGCATCAGAATTAATATTCTGTTCAATAACTGCTTTAGGATCATTAATTACTCT